CTAAATCACCGCCTTCATGACGGTGGTAACAACTTTCCCGATTACCGCGAACTCGTCGAGTTTCTCCTCATTCACGATAAACGAATCATATTCTTCTTTGTTGTCTGAGATGACGTTATAGCCCTCAGCCATGATGTCGTACTTCAGGCGCTTTATGTAAACGTGCTTACCAATGCGAACAACATAGACACCATGCTTTACTGGGTGATCGAGTTCTCGCGTATCGACTAATACTTCATCGCCGTCACTCAAAGTATCTTCCATTGAGTCACCGTGGCAAATGATGATACGAGCATCTTCTTCTGTCAGGCCGAAACGTCTTAACCATAAGCAAGGCAGGAATTCGGTTCTAAGTTGGTATTCGGTATCGTTTTGAGCACCAAAACCACAAGACGCATAAACGTTGTACACAGGTACAGCGCACATATCGCCTATTTGAGAAGTGGCTTTCACAGACTTAACATTCGAAATCTCTGTGACATTGCCATCGGTATTGCGAGAAGCTCTACTAGCAACTTGCTGGCTAGTTTGGCTGCTACCAATATCAACTTGCCCTACTGACGTCGAAGTTTCGCTAGGTGCTGATGCAGTTAATAGATATTCCGCTTCATCAAGATCCGTGACGTATTTCTCAATCAGCTGTTTTTTTACATCTGGGTGGAAATTAGAAATATGGTATTCAAATACTTTGCTAGAAGTAGCACTTTGTCTTGATAACCAATTGTTACGTCTACCTTTTTGGGAGACACCAGTCACTGATTTAGGCATTCCATCCAAACCCACTAAATCCGAACTTAGAAACCACTCTTTCACATAAACACCAATAAACACCGATAATCACTTGACATAGTCACTATCTGGGCGCACCATTCACATAAACACGAACAAACAAGATGTTTATCTAACACATTCACCAAGAACAAAGATAAACACCAATTAACTAAGAACTATAACACGTCAGTGCTGTAGTGAGAATGAGGATAACTATATGAGCATGGATATTCACTACGGGCTTCAAGCAATGTTTGGTAAGCCGATTGTTCAATTAAGCGAAGTTTCAGAATCATTTTTCGGAATGAAGTATGCGACGGCTAAAGCCAAAGTTAGCAGCCATGAATTCCCTATTCCTGCCTTTCGTCTTCATGAAGAAAGTGAAGCTAACAAAGGTACAAAAGTTCCGTTGTTGATTCGAGTTAACGACCTTGCTGATTACGTTGTAAGAAAACACGAGGAAGAGCGAGCAAGGATGGAATCCATCTACGGAAAGTTTCATCGTCATTAATATCCACCTTCGAAGCCAACCACTTTTCTTATGTTTCATAGTGAGTATCAGACATGGAAGTGAACCAGACAATGTGCGTCTTTTTAGCTGATGTACAAGAACAGTACAACGAAGCATGCAGCTTGTTTCGAGCGCGACACCGTAACGAGCTAACAGACATAGCTAAAGCTTGCGGCCTTCGTTCAAACATGTTGCGTAACAAGCTCAATATCGAGCAACCGCACGTACTTTCTTTACCTGAAATGATGGCAATTTCTAAAGCTACGGATGACTACGTAATTTTAGAAGTTGTACTTCGCCAGTTAGGGCTAGTGACCGCTCATATTCCTGAAGGTGAAAGAGAAACGTTTATTAAACGTGCTCTAGACAACTCAGTGATTGCAGGAGAGATCTCTCAGCTAGCGTTAGACACGGCTGGCCAAAGAGCCCTGCCTCGCTCAACTCGAAACTCAATTATCAAAACGGCACAAGCTGGCATTAGCAACTTGGTGCTACTCATCAACGACCTAGAAGACCGCACAAGTGGTGCACACCCTTTCTTATGTATGGGTGTGGACTTGCTAGCCAACGGTGCGCCTTTACCCGGTCTCACTTAATTACGGGGTGCAATTATGAAAAAACCATTTATCGCGATTCAAATCAATTCATTGGAAGAAGCACTCAACATCGAAAATGTTGCGGCACTCACTATCACTAAGTATCAAACGAACGAAGTTGAAGGCCAAGAGCAACTTCAGAATAACTTGATCGCAATGTGGCGCGGCATTCACAAGCAAGCGGGTGATGCTCTCGACCAGTTCAAGGTTTGCCAGAAGGAATCAGTATGAGAGTTCTACTCAAAACCATCACTTCAGGTGAAGACAATATTTATGTTTACGAAGCTGGATATGTAGAAGGTGTGAAAGCTGCTGAAGCTTATTTAGCAGGTCCTGACGGATGGGGAGCTTCTATGTACTTCCCTTTGTATAAGATCGAAGACTTCGCTCAAAACCAAACTCAAATTGCCAAGTTCCTTGAGCTTGCCAAAGAGAAACTCGGGATGGAGAAAGAACCATGCAATACGAACCTCACCCACAACTAATTTTTTAGGAGCAATGACGCCATGAGTAATCTCGAAAATCACCTTTTTGAACAATCATTTGAACTCATTGCACAGCGCTTTAGTTCAAGTAGCACAGAACAACAGCATGAATTGCTATGCCAATTAGATGCAATTGCTAAGAAGCAAACACCCATTGAAACACATCGTTCTCAAGCTGACGTATTAGCCGATATTAAAAAGGCAATGGACGGTGAACGTGCTCGTTTGTTTTTCGGGCATTCATTTCCTAGTTGGTATCGCAACGGTTCGATCGAACAAGTTTCACAGCTTCACCACTGGACGAGCTTAGATGTGGGTAACCGCCACCTGTTTCTTGAAATGCTTGGTCTACGTGACCTAGGCCACTTTGATGATGAAGCGTTATATCAATTCGAACAGTTTTGTTTGTCAGCTGTGGGGGCGAACTGATGCTGAGTTATATAGCGGTAACTTTGAACAGCGGTGGCGGCGTGGTTCGTCACGCTGAAACCAATGAGGTAATGAACCTTCACTTAGGTGAGTTTGATACGCCAAAACTTGCTATTGAGTCAGCATGTGAGGCGTTGAACTGCGAACACGTTATGAACGGCGTGATCATAAAAGGCAATCACACTGGCGGTCACATGGTTATGGACACACAGGAGTTTAGCGAATTATGAGTTTTTACAAGCAAGCGCAAAAACAAGCAGTAGCGATAAAAATTGGTGACCGCTTCTTCTGTGGTTTTGGGAAGAAGCAGCGAGTTCAAACAGCTTGGAGCCTTGCAGGAGCAAGCCTGTATTTGAGTGTTTATGACGACAAGGTAAAAGAGATTCTCGCTACGTTAGAAGAAAAGAAAAAGAAACCAGAAGTAATATTTGTTGAGGTGGCAGCATGAGTGATGTGACTTTTAGACCTGCTAAATCGACGGCTGACTTGCCTATCACTTCTCCAATACATAAGCCCTGCCCTGATATGGCGGGAATGGAGAACCCAGATCCAAAGAAACGAGAGCGAGCGCGCTTTTTAGTGTCGAAGTTGCGTGAAAAACACGGCATTAAAAAGCGAGTTAAGGGCAACTCTCAGCCAATGAATTATGTGTGTAGTGAAAACGGGTGCGCTGAACCTTGGGGCTCAGTAAGTAATGCGAACCCAGGGGATGCGAAGCAATAAGCGATGAAGATTGAAACTCTGTACCATGTGGCCGGAGCCGTCCGGCCTATTGATGAAGTTAAAACTGCTAATGCCAGCTATGAAGCTGGTTTTTTAGGTTCTAAAATTCCTCACTACACAGAATACGAGCAACAATTGCTCGATTCTGGCGTGGTTAAATCTCTTCCTATTTACGACCGTATTTTTAATCAAAAATCAAAGCACGTAACAGATGTTAAGTTGGCAACTGAACATTTCAAAAGGCTAAATTCAAACTCCAAACCCGACCGCGAAGCGGCGGCCGAAAGGCCGGAGACACTAGGCTTGTCCAAGGGCGCAAAAGTCCGACACGAGAAAAAGCGTTTAAAGTTGGCTCGAATCAACAAGCGTGTGAAGGTTATTGGGCAGCCCATTGGCACCAAGACAGAACTTGATAGCAGAATGGGCCATGAAAGCTTTGATGCGTTATACGCAAGTACAGAGCGAAATACCGCGCGAGTTTTGCCACTGAAGCATGAGAAAAGGCCCCCTTTCGAGAGGAAGCTCTCCCCTATCTCTCTTCAACTGCAAAAACGAGACTGGTCTGGGCAAATGCGCGCTCAAATTGTTACCCAAACGCCTGCGGGCAATGCACCGGAGGCGAATTCGGGTACTCGTTATACGGAAAAGCTAACACCAAAGAGCGTTTCTAACATGTTCGAGAGTGGTGCGTATGTTGCCCAATGTCATGAAGGCTTTACTACATTTCTGACTTTGACTTTTACACCGGCACAACGTCACGCCATTTTTGGTGCAATGGACGAAGGCATTGATGCTGACGGCCCATTTACTCCAGTAGAATTTGAACGAGATACCGGTGATCTTATTCCTGGCAAAGACGGCCTGTATACACAGTTACCCAAACAACCATTCAAAATCATTAAATCACTCGACACCAGTATTGGACGCGAAACTTCCCGCTTTCTCGATGGCAGCAAAAAAATGTTTCACCGAGGTTGGTACACGGAAGATGGTGACTACGTTCCTGGACAGTTCAAAGCGAAGCCTTCGCCCTTTGGCCCTGATCGAGAAAAAGCTGATTTTCATTATATGTGGGTAGCAGAAAGCCCAATGAATGAAGATGGCGAACCCAACCCACACGTTCACCTTTTGTTGAAGTGGACGGTCGATAAAAAGCATTTCAAAGACTGGGCCAAGCGTTTGGAATCGCTATGGGGGCATGGCATGGCTCACATCGAAAGAATTAGACAGCCGAAAGCGGCCAGCACTTACCTCATCAAAGCGGTGGGCTACGCGGCCAAAGGTAATAACGCTGACCAAGGTTTAATTAAGGGGAATCGTTACAGCATAGCGAGAGTCTCACGCGCACCAAGTTGGGAAACACTCGCCTCGTTTGAAGCCGACAATATCACAGCGGTTATCCGTGAATTGGGTTACAAGCTTGAACAGTGGAAAAAGCCTTTGCTGCGAACAATCTCACGCATCAATAAGCAAAAAGCTCAAACCGTGAAAGCGTCGAGTATCGCCAAGCAACAAGGCAAGCCTGAAGACCATCTCAAAAAACTGCAGTCACGAATTATTCGCTTAGAACATGCGGCTAAGAAAACAACGCAAGAAATGAAGTCTCGCCAAATGCATGCTTCTAGTGGTAACCGGTTCTCGATAACTTTCGACGGTGATGAAGCCAAAGAACGGATGGATAACTTCTTGATGTGGGCAGCTGGGGCTAGAGGTTGGTCGATGACTTGTCGTGATATCGATTGTAGCGATTTAAAGCAAGAAGCAGATGAAACTTATCAAGCGCAATATCACCACTTCTTAGAACGGCGGGCTTATTGGCGATCGGTTCTTGGCGAACCTTACATACCAGAAGAACCCGATGAAGATGAAGTAAGTTATTGGCAAAGTGCCAAAGCGGATTATTTAGAAGGGAGATTACATTAATGCTAGTGACATGCCCAAAGTGTGAAAGCAAAACTCGTATAGCGACCTCGCGTTCCATCAGTTCAGAAACACGAGAGCTGTACTGCCAATGTTTAAACCTAAATTGCGGAAAAGTGTTTGTAGCTCATACGTCGTTCTCGCACTTCATCGAACCGACAGGTCAAAAGCCAAGCTCAGAACTACAGCCCGAGCTGTGCAAAGGTGATGTGAACCAGATGGAAATTTTTGAAGAGTAGCGTTACGCATCATGGGTTAAGCCTCTAGATTCTATTAGTCATTGCTTTAGTTAAGGAAACTATTTTATACAAAGAATCAATTATTTAAATTGCGATTTATGTAAAAATAAATATGATGTGTGACTTCAATGTCAGGAGATTACATGTTAACTCTATTTTTATTGTATTTATTTCAGGAAGCTTAGGTGGCTTAATCTTCGCTTTACATGTTGATCATACACATGAACTAACTTTTCCTTGGGATGGGAAAAGCAAAGATACTGGCTGGTTAGGGCATATCATTATCGGCGTTGGTGGTTCAGTGGTAGCTATAGCTATTTTTGTTGCTGTAATGCGTTATTCACTTGATGAGCTTATTGTAGTAGATAGTGTTGGAGTGGAAACGGTTCAACGATCCAACCCCTCCTCTGTACCAGCATCACTGCCAGCTTCAATATCAGCGTCAACGTCGGTATCAGCTACAGCTACTGTTACTGCACCGGTGTTAAGTAGTAAAGAAGCAAGCCCCTCTCTCCCTGATTTAAAAAGTGCTGAGCATCTGTATAAGACAAAGCGTTTAGAAAAAATCCTGTTCTTGTTATCTATTGGTATCTTAGGTGGTTATTCAGGCTTAAGAATTATCTCAGGAATGAGCGATGCGATGATGAGGAAGCTTCAGTCTGAACTCGACAAACTAGAAAAAAATCAGTCAGAAAGAGATAGGCAATATCAAAAAGACAAGAAAAAGCAACAAGAAGACATTAAGTCGTATGAAAAGAAAATCAAAGACCTGACTATTACGACAGAAGTGCAAAAAGGAATAGCGCACTACCACAGCGAGAATTTTCAACAAGCAGCGGAACAACTTAAGCTGTGTACTGCAAAGTATCCAGAGAAACTATCAGCTTGGGCTTGGTTGGCATCGACTTATCGACAACTAGGAAAGTTAGACGAAGCCATTGTTACTGTGAATAAAGCTATAGAAATCAGCCCAAATCATTATTTGCCATATTACAACAAAGCATGTTATCTTTTGCTTACTAAATCACCGATTTCTGATGTTTTTGCGAGTTTAGAGAGTGCACTATCTAAACTTTCTACTCTCGAAGAAAAAGCAACAGTAAAAGCAACCTTGCTTGCTGATAAAGATCTTCTATCCTTAAAAGATGAAGATACAGGTCGTTGGGATAACCTTATTAAGTCATTAGACTAGGAGACGCTAATATGTACCATGAAATCGTACCAACTATTATTTAAGTCTTACTGAATATAAAAGCCACCTTCGGGTGGCTTTTTTGTACATGAATGTTCACTTTGCTTTATTATGCATATATGTTTTCTGAAACGCACAGAAACGATCCCCGACGATCTCTAAATCCCCCATCTAAAACAGCCCTTGATGTAGATACATCGGGGGCTGTGTTCCAATACAACTACCGAAATGAAATGCGTATCTAAGATCGCATAATTGCAGTGTGGAATTTTGGTGTGGAGGGGTGGGTGAGTCCGAACAGGGCCTGAGCGCCCTACTCCATCACTAATTCTATTCTCACTGCCTAGTTCTGATTTTCTTCTGTAGTTGGTGGCTTTTTGATGTGGGAACGACAGTACGAGCACGCTAGATGGAATGGGCTTAAGCTCAACATCCTCTCGACCGCCTTTGATGGTGGTAAGCGCTTGCAAGTGAGCGAAATCCCCTACTCTGACCTACCACACATCAAAGTCATGGGAACAAAAGCCCGTACCTACACAATTGAAGCGGTATTCGTTGGTTCCAGTTCTCTGGCTGATGCTAATACCCTCATTGAAAACCTAGAAGCAACACCAACTGGCGATCTAGAGCATCCTTGGTTGGGTGAGCTGCCGCTTGTCTTTGAAGACGTATCCCAAAGCATCAGTACCAAGAAAGGCTTAGTCACGCTGAGCCTGAAGTTTGCTCGTGCTGGCTCTTCCCCTTCAATCACTGCACCGACTTCCGTTCGTACAAAAACGCAGGCCAACATAGTCGAGAGCTTGTCGAAACGTTCTTTCGTAAAAGAAGTAAACGGTTTGGATGTATCGGACATTCACAGGGTTCAAAGTGATGTCACCAGCGCATTGAACGTGTTGGTCGACATCACCAACCGTTTGAACCTTGAAGATGAAAACCTTCAAGACATTAACTACGCCATCAATAAAGCATTTTCGGCAGTGAGTAGCCTCAGCACCAACCCAACTGAGTTCGCTGACCTATTTTCTGCGTCAGTGAATGCGGTGGCCGATGGTGTTCAAGCTGAGCCTAATTCAAGTAATGAAGCAGTAGACAACTCGCGCAGTGCTCAAGCTTTACTACTAGGTGAAGTGAAACCGGACACGCCAACTCAGCACCACAATGTACAAATGGTGACGGGCGCAGTGAAGATGAACAAAGACATCACACACCTAGAGAAAGGCGACCGTTTTGATATTACGCAGTCGGCTAAGCAGCCTGAAACCATCAATAATGATCTATCTACGTTGATTGTCGGTATCGATGAGCGCATCAAAGAGACCACCCAAGTATCGACGCTTGAAAGCATTGAGTTGTTCGACGCAGTGACGACATTAAAAAGTAATGTAAAGGTTCAGCAGGATAAGGTGGTCAGCGGCACTGCGCGTCATAGAACGGTGCAATCACCACGCTTTCAATCCGCGCTGACGATTGCGCACGATGAGTTCACTCAAGAAAAAATCATCACCAAAATGAATGCGCTGCAGCACCCGCTCTTCATTCGTGGTGACATTGCCGTGAGGGATGTGTCATGAATACGCTAACGATGCACATTGATGGCAAGCCGCGCACCTTCTATCAAGCGAATATCAACTACTCCATTGAACAGCTGGCCCACACGTTCAGCTGCTCAATTGAGCCTATGAGTATTGAAAGCCCGTTATCGGTCGAGTTCTTCCTTAACGACAAGTCGATTCTGATTGGTCAGATTGATGGTGTGTATTCCAATACCGATCCAAGCGCTCACGCTGTTTCCATTTCTGGCCGCTCGAAGAGTGCCAACATGATTGATTCACGCATCACGATGGATGCACTTTATAACTTGAACGTGGAAGAACTACTTCGCCATGTCGCCAAGCCATTTGGTTTGAAAGTGAAAAGCCTAGTGAAGAGTATGCCGGTCATCCCCGAGTTTCAGATAAATGCAGAATCACCGGTAGAGAACGTGGCGCAGCTCATTCGAGAGCAAGGTTTTATGTTGGTTGAGCGCAATGGCGTGTTGATCATTGAAAACACCGCGCATGCAACTATCAGCAACATCGGTCTAGAAACGGGCAACAACATCGACAGCCTGAACATCAAGCGCACCTTCAATCAACAATTTCACACCATTGATGTGCAAGGCCAGTGGGATGACGCAAGCGCACAGGTCATCAATCCAAACGTCGAGAGCTCACGCACTATGGTGATC